AGGTCACGTGTCGAACGTTCGCGATGTCGAGCTTGGGTGCAATGTGCACGCAGTGTTCAGTGGTGCTCGCGCGAGCACTCTGCGCCGTGGTTCATGTGCTGAACCCGGCGCCGAGTCGGTAGCTGAACACCGCCGGAATCCGCAACGAGATCGCGGCGCATTTTTCTCCCACCGACTCTCGCGTTCAGCGGCGAGTGTTTCACGGGCCGCACTTTTTTTTGTTCGCGGGTGCGGCGTGGTGCCGGCGGTCGCGGCGTTCTGCGTGTCCGCGCAGTTCACGAGGGCCACATGAACCCCCGCCTGCTCGAGGAACTGCTTCCGTCGCTTACCGAAGGCGAGCGCAGCACGCTCCGCACGGTCGCCAGCGCGGACGAGCTAACCGACCTCTTCCTCGCCGTGCGGAGTCGCTTGCCTTGGTCGAACTTCCAGAAGGCGCTGCTGACGACGCGCTTCTTCGCGCTGAGCGACGAGGACTCGACCACGGGCCGCGTCTACTTCGTCGAGGCCGGTCTCGGCGGCCCAGTGAAGATCGGCACGACGACAGGTCACGTCAACGAGCGGCTCCGCGAGCTTCAAACTGGAAACGCAGAGCGACTTCGGCTTCTCGGAACGGTCCGCGGTGGTGTTCCGACCGAGCGTCGGCTGCACGGGTGGTTTCGCTACGCGCGCCTTCGGGGGGAGTGGTTCCAGCCTGTTCCGGAGCTCCGCGAATTCATCGAGCTGCAGGCGGTGGCCGCATGAAGCTCGCGATCGCGCAGATCGTCCTGAACGCCGGCACGCAGGCGCGTGCGCAGCTCAACGAGGAGGCCGTCACCGAGTACGGCGACGCGATGATGCGCGGCGACGTCTTCCCGCCGATCATCGTGTTCTACGACGGCACGAGCTACATCCTCGCGGACGGTTTCCACCGGGTTCAGGCGGCCTCTGCCGCGGGCCTGACGGAGCTGGAAGCCGACGTTCGGCAAGGCGTCCTTCGCGACGCGATCTTCTACAGCCTGGGTGCGAACCGACGTCACGGGGTGCACCTCACGCGCGCTGACAAGCGCATCGCCATCGAGCGCCTGCTCCGTGACGAGGAGTGGTCGACGTGGAGCGATCGCAAGATCGCCGAGACCGTCGGCGTGAACCACGAGACCGTTCGGGCCCAGCGCAAACGGCTCGCTGGTGACGCCCCGGAAGAGAGCGGGCAGCGCCGCTACACGACGCGCCACGGCACCGAGGCCGTAATGAACGTCTCGAACATCGCCGCGGCGAATGCGGCGCGACCGGTCGCCTCGCCGGCGTCAGTCGTCCCATCCACGCCAGCGCCGCCGAGCGAGCAAGACGCGTTCGTGAGCAGCCTTGCGCGCGCGCAGGACACGTTCGAGCGAGGCATCGATCAGCTGACCGAAGTGGCACGGTCGTCGCGCAAGGGAGCCGAGCTCGTCGCTGTCATCGTTCGCGAACAGCTCCCCAAGCTCGCGCGCATCGCCCAGGAGACGGCGGCGTGATGGCGCCCGCGAACGACACTACGGCGCGCGAGCTGCCGCTCATCGCCGAGCAGACCGGAGGCTGGCCCTGCGCGCATGTGCGGGGCCTGCAGTGAGCAGCGTGAAGCAGCAGCGAATCGACGCCGGCCTTTGCATCGACTGCGGTGCGAGGGCCCGCCCCGATCGCGTGCGCTGCCAGCGCTGCGGTGAACACGACAACAACCGGCACAAGCGGCGCTACTACGCGATGACGCCGAACGCGAAGCCGCGCGACATGCGCTGCGGCTTCTGCGGAGCTCGCGGACACGACCGGCGCCGCTGCACGAAGGCCGAGGCCGCATGAAGCGCGCCAGCCGACGGGACTTCCCGATGGACAACCGCAAGCCGATCACCTGCGTCCGCTACACGTTCGACGACTTCGCGATTCGTGCCACGGCCGATGGCGTGTTCGTCGACTCGAATCCGCAGTGGCTCACGCGCGCGAAGCGCGACCGCATCCGCCTGCTCTCCGCGCTCGCGCGAGAGCGCCACGAAACGCTCAAGGCCGGCAAGCAGCCCGATTCCCAGGACGAGCCGTCCTGGATCGACATCACCGAAGCGAGGAGAACCGCATGAACATCGAGACCCACCAGACGAACGGCAAGGCGGCGCGCCCCAACGAGACGGGCCTGCGCTCGCTCGACGTCGCGCTCATCGACCCGAGCCCGACGCAGCCGCGCAAGACCTTCACCGGCATCGAGGAGATGGCCGCCGACATCAAGCTCCACGGCCTGCTGCAGCCCGTGCTCGTCCGCCCGCACCCGAAGAAGGCCGGCCGCTACGAGCTCGTGTTCGGCGAGCGGCGCCTGCGCGGCACGAAGCTCGCCGGCCTCAAGTCGATCCTCGCGACCGTGCGCGAGCTCTCCGATGCCGAGGTCGTCGAGATCCAGATCGTCGAGAACGCGAAGCGCTCGGACATCCACCCGCTCGAGGAGGCCGACGCCTACCACGCGCTCGCGACGACGCACGGCTACGCCGTCGAGGAGATCGCAGCGAAGGTCGGCAAGTCGACGGCGACCATCTACGCTCGCCTCAAGTTCGCGGCGCTCGTTCCGGAGGCGCGCAAGGCCTTCCTCGACGGCAAGCTCACCGCGGCGACAGCGCTCCTCATCGCGCGCATCCCGCACGAGGACCTCCAGAAGAAGGCGCTGAAGGAGATCACGACCGAGGGCTACGACGGGGCGCTGCCCGCGTTCCGCGAGGCCGCCCGCATCGTGCAGCGGAACTACATGCTCCGCCTCGTCGACGCTCCGTTCGACCGCGCCGACGCCTCGCTCGTTGCGGGCGCGCCGGCCTGCCAGGGCTGCCCGAAGCGCACCGGCAACCAGCGCGAGCTCTTCAGCGACATCGAGGCGAAGGACGACCTCTGCACGGACCCGAAGTGCTTCGGCGCGAAGCGCGATGCGACGTGGGAGCGGCGCGTCGCCGAGGCCAAGGAGAAGGGCCAGAAGGTGCTCTCGGAAAAGGAGACGAAGGACGTGTTCCCGCACGGCATGCGGAGCGTGTCCGGGACGTCGCCCTACGTCGACATCAACGAGCCCGACTACTCGGACCCGAAGCAGCGCACGCGCAAGCAGCTCCTCGGCAAGGCAGCGAAGGACGTCGAGATCGTCCTCGCGCGCGATCCCGACGGCGGCGTGCGCGAGCTGGTCGCGCGGTCGGAGTTCACCAAGGCCGCCCCGAAGCCGAAGTCGGCGCCGCCGGCGAAGATGACCGCCGCCGAGAAGCGTCGCGAGGAGGAGTGGGAAGCCGAGCAGAAGAAGCGCGCCCGCGAGGCCAAGAAGCGCGAGGCGCGACTCGTCGAGGTGGTCGCGAAGGCTGAGCGGGTCGTGCCAGGCGACACATTCTGGCGGCTGCTCGCGCTCGAGATCGCGCGCGCGTTCGACTGGGACGGCATCGATCTTCTCGCTCGCCGCAAGCTCCTCGCCACCGACGGGTCCTACGACGAGCGCGAGCAGCGCTTCCGCGAAACCGTCGCGAAGATGAAGGGCAACCAGGCGCGCGGCCTCGTCGTCGAGCTGCTCGCGACGTTCGGTCCAACCGGCGCGGGCAGCGACTCGCGTGACGCGACGCTCGACGCGTTCGCGACGTTCTACGGCCTCGGCAAGGCCAAGAAGGGCGGTGGCAGGTGAACGACGCCGACTACGCCAAGACGCACGCCAAGCTCCTCGCCGTCGCCGGCCTGGTGCTCGAGATCGACAACCTCGACGCCTACCTCGAGCGCTGCCTCGGCGCGCCGACGAACGAGCACCGCGATCTCGCCGTCGCGGTCGCGAACCTGCAGCGCACCGTCCTCCGCCAGCTCGCCGGCCTCGGCTGAGGCGCTCCGATGTCGTACTCCTTGAGGCCCTACCAGCTCCGCGGCGTCGACGCGGTGCGCGCGCATCTTCGCTCCGGGCGAAGGCGCGTGCTCCTCGTCGCGCCCACGGGCGCCGGCAAGACCGTCATCGCCTCGCACATCATCGAGTGCTCGACGGGGCTCGGGAACCGCATCCTGTTCCTCGCCCACCGGCGCGAGCTCATCACGCAGGCCTTCAAGAAGTGCATCGGCTGCTCGTGCCGGCCCGGCTACGACCACGACACGCTGATGCGTGATCCGCTCTGCACGGCCGACGGCCTGCCGCGAAAGATGGTCGGCGTGCTCATGGGCGACGATCGCCGGCGGAACCCCGGCGCCGTCGTCCAGGTCGCGTCGGTGGACACCCTGCGGAACCGCGCGAAGCCGCACGCCGACCTGATCATCGTCGACGAGGCGCACCGCTCGCTCGCGCGGACGTACCAGGCGATCGTCGCTGCCTACCCCGAGGCGGCGATCATCGGCCTGACGGCCACGCCGTACCGCGCCGACGGTCGTGGCCTTGGCGACGCCTACGACGAGCTCGTCGTGGTCGCCTCCCCGCGCGAGCTCATCGACCAGGGCGCGCTCGTCGAGCCGCGCGTCTTCACCGTGCCAGCGAAGGACCTGCCGGACCTCTCGCGCGTGCGCGTCAAGGGCGGCGACTACGACGAGGGACAGCTCGCGGCCGCCGTCGACCAGGCCGGGCTCGTCGGCAACATCGTCGAGCACTGGCAGAGGCACGCCGCCGACCTGCTCACGGTCGTCTTCGCCGTGAACGTCGAGCACTCGCGCCACATCGTCGAGCGGTTCCGCGCCGCCGGCGTCGCCGCCGAGCACCTCGACGGCACGACACCGACCGCGGAGCGTGACGCGATCCTGGCGCGCCTCGAGCGCGGCGAGACGCGCGTCGTGTCGAACTGCGCCGTGCTCACCGAGGGCTGGGACCAGCCGAGCGTGAAGTGCGCCGTGCTCGCGCGCCCGACGAAGTCGACCGGGCTCTTCCTCCAGTGCGCGGGGCGCATCCTGCGCCCGTGGCAGAACACCGGCGCCATCATCCTCGACCACGCCGGCGTCGTGCTCGAGCACGGCCTGCCGCAGGACGATCGCGAGTTCTCGCTCGACTCGCCGAAGAAGCGCCGCACGGTCACGACGACCTGCAAGACGTGCGAGGCCTGCTACGCGATCGTGCCGCTCGCCGCGCGCGTCTGCCCCGCCTGCGGCGCCGAGTTCCCCGTCGCAGAGGCCGAGGACAAGACCGAGGAGAAGCCCGGCGAGCTCGTCGAGGTGCGCCCGGCGACCGTCGACGAGAAGCGCGCCGCGTGGGACGACATCTGCAAGACCGCGGTCGCGAAGGGCTACAAGCCCGGCTGGGCGTTCTACCGGTACAAGGACAAGTTCGGCGTCGCGCCGCCGTCGTCGTTCAAGTTCCCCGAGGTCGAGCGACCGCCGGCGACGGAGGCCGAGAAGCGCGCCTACGTCGAGCAGCTCCGCGACACGCAGCAGGAGCGCGGCTACTCGATCGGCTGGATCTACCAGCGCTACCGCGTGAAGTTCGGCGAGGAGGTCCCCGCCGCGTGGATGATGCCGCGGCCGGCGAAGGTGCAGCCGCCGTCGGAGATCGCGATGGCCGTCGGTGACGACTTCGACGCGTCGCCGGGCATTGGGTCGGTGGAAGAGTGGCCCTTCTGATGTCTTCGTCGAACCATGCGATGAGCGCCGCTCCCGTTCTTCAACCGCCGCCGTCGAACGTGGTCCCGCTCCGCTGGACCGCGCGCGGGTTCGTCCGCGCTGGCGTCGTGTTCACGATGCAGGGCGGCACGGTCACCGTCGCCGGGCCGCCGGGTCGCGAGGACCTCCGCCAGGCGCTGCTCGTCGAGATCGAACGTCGCGCCGTCGTGTTCGTGCGGCAGCGACCGATGCCCGACATGCCGTGGCCGCGTGTCGCGATGCCGGGCGTGCCGCTCGCGCGCGCCGGCGCGTGCGACACCTGCGGCGATGCGCTCGACGTCGGCCGCGGAGGCATGTGCCCGATCTGCACGCTCGCGCTGCAGCGCGTGCTGAGGACCGAAGGGAGGATCCCGTGACAGAGCGAAAGGCGATGACGTGGCCACCGAAGGTCGGCCAGCGCATGTGCAAAGACACCGGCTTCGCCGACACGTCGTGGTCTGGTGAGGTTCGCGCCGTCGTCGACGACGAGGTCGCGATCGTGCGTCGCTGGCTCCGCCACAAGCAGTGGCACCGCTACGAGGTGCTCGACCGCCTCGACTTCAAGTTCTCCGCCGAGAGCGAGAAGCCGATCTACTTCGCCGGGCCGCTGCGGCTCACCACCATTCAGGCACGGCGATGAAGCGCCGCGCCCCCCGGGTCGAGACGCCCGACGAGCTCGAGTTCCAGCAGCACCTCATGCTGAAGCTCGGCGCGACGAACACGCTGCGCCTCTGGCGGCAGAACGTCGGCAGCGTCCCCATCCGCGATCGCCTCGGGAAGGTCGTACGCGTCTTCCACGCGGGTCCGCCGACCGGTGCGTCGGACCTCTCCGGCATCGTGCGCCCCGAAGGCTGGCGCCTCGAGATCGAGCTGAAGTCTGCCGACGGTACGCGCTCGCTCGAGCAGATCCGCTGGGGCGACTTCATCACCGCCTCGGGGGGCGTCTACGTCCTGCTCGCCTACGACGCCGGCCTCTCGCTCGCCGACAACGTCGAGCGCGCCGCATCCGCCGTCCTCTGCGCCATCGATGCACGCCGGAGGGCAGCATGAAGTGTCGATCGTGCAGGGCGCAAGCAGCGCCCGGTCGAGCCATGTGCGAGAAGCATCTGGCGAAGGCCGCCGCGTGGCAGCGCGCCCGCCACAAAAAGAACGTCGAATCGAAGCGCTGTATCGACTGCGCGTCGCCGTGCGTGCCGGATAAGAAGTTCTGCGAGAAGCACCTTCACGAACGTCGCGAGCGCGTCGCCGCAAAGCGTGATGCCACGCGCCAGGCTGGCATCTGCTCGCAGTGCACGTCGTTGCTCGCGCCGACGAGCAAGACGCTCTGCGAGCGCCACCTCGAGTCGAGCAAGCAGCGCACCGCCAAGAAGCGCGCGTCGCTGCGGCACGAGCCGTCGATCTACTTCATCCGCTCCGGGCATCGCGGCCCCATCAAGATCGGCTGGGTCGAGGCCGGCGTCACCGTGCGCCTCTGGTCGATGCAGGTCGGGAATCCGGAGAAGCTGCTCTTGCTCGGGTTCATGCCGGGCACGCGCGACGACGAGCTTGCGCTGCATCGTCGCTTCCAGCGTCTGCACATTCGCGGCGAGTGGTTCCGCGCGGACCGCGAGCTGCTCGACTTCATCGCCTCGTGCCCGTGAACCATGCCGTGGCCGCGTATCGCTGTTGCGAAGGACAAGTTCGCGCGCGGCTACCCGAAGCCGCGTGCGCAGATCGCCTACGAGCGCCTAGACCTCGTGACGGCGCTCGAACACGTGTATCTGACCGACGCTCACGCGGTCTGTTACATCCTGCCCGACGGTCATCCGCTCGTTCAGCATAACCGCCAGCCGCGCCTCACCAAGCAAGCGCCCGCCGACGTCCTCGCCGAGACGCTCTTCACCACGATCCTCGTCGACGCCGACAACCCCGGCCACGCGCCGTGGACGCCCGAGCTGCTCGACGCCGCGCTCGAGCGCTACGCGAACGCGCCGCTGCCGTTCGGCGTCTACCACACGACCAAGGGGGCACGCTTCGTCCTGCCCCTCGCCGCGCCGGTCCCCGTCGCCGACGCCGAGCCGCTCATCCGGCGCGCCCTCGCCGAGCTCGACGCCGCGGGCCTCCGCGTCGACTGGTCGGCGAAGGACTGGACCCGGCACATGCGCATGCCGAACGTCCTCCGCGGCGGCCAGCCGTTCCGCTCGCCCTACGTCGACCTGTCGCGGATGCGCCCCGTCGACCTCGAACCGCTCTCGATGCCGGCGCGCGCGCGATCGCCACGTGCGAAGCGCGAGCCCCTGCCGCCGATCCCGTTCACGCCGACGCTCGCCGAGCACTGGCAGGCGCGCGCGGCGACGATCGGCGGCGTCGTCCGCGACACCGTCCAGCCCGGCACGTGGCACGACCTCTTCCTCGCCCTCGCCGGCGCGATCCTGCAGCGGCGCGTGCCACCCGAGTACGTCCCCGAGCTCGTGCGCCTCGTCGCGATCGCGGCTGCCTCCCGCGACCCCGCCCACCACGAACGCTCGGCGCGCGACACCGTCGGCCGCTACCTCAACGGCATCGCCGTCTCGGGCATGCGCGATCTCGTCACGCGATGGCCCTCCGTCGCCGACGCCGTGCAGGATGCGATCGACGACGGCGCCCGCCTCGTCGCAGCTCCTGCGCCGCCGCCCACGCCGGCCGAGACGCTCGCCGCCACCACCGACGCGCTCGAGCGCACGATCGCGAACGCCCCCGATGGCCTCACCGTCGTCGTCGCCGAGTGCGGCCTCGGCAAGACGAACGCCGCCCAGCGCGTCGCTGCCAGACGAGCGCGCGTTCGTCCGGACGCCCGCCGAAGCCCGGCGCAGACCAAGACGTCGATCTCCGTCGACAAGAACGAGCTCGCGATCCAGGTCGCCGAGGACCTCGCCGCCCATGGCGTGCCCGTCCGGCGCGTGTTCGGCCCGCTCTCCGTCGTCGACGACCGCGGCGAGCCGATCTGCAAGTTCGCCCACAAGGCCCTCCCCCTCGTCGAGGGCGGACAGAGCATCACGTGGGAGTTCTGCCTCGGCCGCGGCAAGCACCGGTGCGAGTACTACGATGAGTGCCCGGCGAAGGACGGAGAGCGGCTGCATCTGCCGCCGCACATCGCATCCATCGACACTCGCCCGCGCGTCACCGTCGGCACGCACGCGCTCCTCGGCGAGCTCGACGCGTCCGCCGGCACGACCGGCCTCCTCGTCATCGACGAGCCGCCGCCGCTGCTCGAGACGATGGTGCTGACGCTCGACGACGTCCGGCTGGCGATCGCGAACGTCGACTCGTTCGAGCGCGTCTACGCCGACGCGATGCGCCCTGTGCTTCTGGCCCTGAAGGACTGGGACGATCCCGACGTCTCGTTCGCCGACCTCACGGACACGCTCGACCGGCCGCCCACCGGCCCCGACGACAAGCCCCTTCCCCGCCCTCCGCTCCGCCACGACGCCGCGCGCGCGTGCCGCGCCGACGTCGTCGTCGCCCGCACCGTCGGCGCCACCTCGCGCACGCTTCGCGCCCTCTACGCCGCCATGGTCTCGACCGACGCGTCCGTCCGCCTCGAGGAGGACCCGCACCGCATCGTCGTCACCGCGCCGCGAGACGATCTCGCCGCCGCCCTCCGCCGCCAGGGCGCGGTCGTCGCGATGGACGCGAACGCCGACCTGCACCTCCCCGGCTTCGCGAAGGTCGTCGACTACGACCCGCCGCTGCACCGCTTCGTCGCCGCCGACGGCGCCCGCATCGAGCGCACCATGCTCCGCTGCGGCTCCGCCACACGCCGCTCGTGGTTCTCCCACGGCAAGCTCGTCCTCGACACCGGGCTCCTCGCCGCGCTCCGCGGCGTCGTCGCGTGGGTGAAGGAATGTGCCGATCAAATGCAGCGCCCCGTCGCGCTCGGCATCATCACCGTCCGCACCGTCGAGATCGCCATCCGCGCCGCCCTCGGTGAGGACGTCGTCGCCGACTGGGTTCGCGCGCGCCAGAGCGCCTCGACGTTCGAGCGCGCGATCGCCGCGATCCGCGACATCCTCGCCGACGCTCCGATCTCGTCGGTGCTCCTCGCCCACTACGGCGCCACGCGCGGCCTGAACCGCCTCGCCGGCGTCGACTGCCTCGCGACCGTCGGCGACCCGTGGCCGAACGTCGGCATCGTGCAGACCGAGGCCGACTACCTCGACGTCGCCGCCGATGCTCGCCTCGTCGCTGCCACCCAGGCCGAGCTCGAGCAGGCGCACGGTCGCCTCCGCACGGTCCACCGCCGGGCCCCCGGCTTCGCCCTCCACGTCGGCCGCGTTGTCCCAGGTGGGTCGGGGTGGCTCCCGCGAGCCGTCGACCCGGTCACCGGCACCTCACTCGACCCTCGCCCCGCTGTTCGCTTCCAGAGCCTCCCTGGCGGCCGACCGCCCGCGGGGTCACCGATGCCTCAGGGCGAGCTCGCGGAGCTGCTGACGCGCCTGGGAGGCGCCCGAGCGGCCGCTCGTGAGCTCGGGTGTGCGCCCTCGACCGTGCACCGGTACCTCGCCGGTCGTGGAGTCCCGCCGGCCGTCGCGTCGCGTTTGCGCTCACTGGCGGATTCCGCCAGTCACGCCGAGTAGGTGGCTGAAACGCACCGAATCCGCCAGTGAGTGTTCCCGAAACCCCTTATAAGAGAATGGATCTTAGTAAGGGGTTTCGGGAACACCCTCTCGATTCCGCCAGTGAGATTCCGCCACCCCTGCGGTGACGCTCGCTCACGTGACTGGCGGATTCCGCCAGTCACGTGGAAGAAACTGCGCGCCGTCCGTCTGGACGATCCATCGTAGACGCAGGTGTCGCCCCCACCGGCGCACCGAGGAGGAGACGATGGGAGTGCTCACCCCCGCGCTGCGCGAGGAGCTCGAGACCTACTTCACGGCCGCACGTGGTCCCGCTGCCGCTGGCATCGACATCGTGGCCCAGTCGTACGAGCCCAAGGGCTCCGGCTACGACCCGCACACCGACACGCGCCTCGCGCGCCTCGTGCTCGGTCGTGGTGCGGCCGTCCCGAGCGACGTCGCACGCGTCGGGCGCGTGATCGCCGATCTCGCGCCGCAGACCGTCGCCGTGCTCTGCTCCGCCGTCTTCGACGACAAGGCGGGCCGCACGGGCTACCCGAGCGTCGCCGCGGGCCTCCCCGAGGCGCTCCGCGTCGGGCGCGTCGTCGCCGAGCGCCTCCTCGTCGAGCAGGCCATGCAGGACGAGTACGACATGCGCCTGCGCTGGGGCGAGACCGGCATCCTGCTCGCCATGCACGTCCTCGAGGCCGCGAAGCGCACGCGCCGTCCGCACACCTACGAGATCGCCCACGCGGCACGCGCCGCCGTCGAGGCCGGCGAGGTCGACCTCGAGGAGCGCGCAACCGCCGTCGTCGTCGAGGCCGTCGCGCTCTACGTCCGCACGCGCGACCTGTACGCCGCCGGCCGTCGCGCCGACAAGGCGCGTCGCGCCGCCGAGCGTGCCGCGCTGCTCGACGAGCTCCTGGGCAAGAAGCGCCGCCGCGCCGCCGAGCGGTTCGAGGCGAAGCTGCGGAGGGCGTCGTGACCGAAGTGCGGGAGAACATCACGCCGACGCAGGAGAACATCGCGCTCGCGAAGGCGCTCGTGCGCATGGGCTGGGCGATCCGAGGCTTCTACATGGCCGCGAACCGGAAGCTCGTCGACGACATGGTCGCGGCGTTCGGCGCGATCCGTGCGCGGTACCGCTGCCACTTCGGTCCGCTCGAGTGCGGCGGGTCGTGCGACCTCGAGGAAGGCCACTCGGGACCGCACCTCTGCGCGGGCGACGTCGATGGCCCCGGGAGCTGCCCGGCATGAACCCCGTCCTCCGCAAGAAGCGCGTCTGGAACGTCGCCGACTTCGCCGCGCACGCGGGCTGGCACTTCCTGAAGGCGCGCCGCTTCCTCCTCAAGATCGACAAGAAGCACGGCGGCAAGCTGTTTCTCCCCCGCAACGGGCCGACCTCGCCCTACGAGTTCTGCGTCGCCACGCTCGCGAAGCTCGAGGCCGACCTGTTCGAGCCCATCGAGTCGCTCGAGGTGCGCGTCGAGGAGCTCGAGGAGCGCGTCGGACAGCACGACGCTGACATTCGTCGCACCGCGCTGCAGGTCGGCTCGAACACCAGGGACATCGCGAAGATGCGCACGTCGCGCTCGGCCGCGTGACGAACTTCGTGCGATCCGCAACGATCGCGCTCGATCAAATTCCGCGGCCTACGCGCCCAGGGTGGAAGACGCGATCGCAGCACTCCTCCTGCATCGTGCAGTGGCGACCGTCCCCGAGTAGTCCCGCTTCGGTGGGTGTACGGGGACGGTCTGCTACCCTACTCGGATGAGGCTCGAGGCGCAGCTCGACGTCAACGCCGTGTGCGTCGGATGCGGCGCAGCCTGCGAGCTCCCCACCGGCGTGCCGCGCGTCCTCGAGACCGAGGATGCGCTCTACGCCGAAGTCGCCGAACCATGCGAGGCATGCGGCGGCACGCGCGTGCGTGTCTCCGTGTCGATCTCCGATGAGCAACCCGCGTCGCAACACCAGGGGCGCACACCGCGCTCGGGCCAGTAAGGTCGAGGACTCGCTCCGCGCGTGGGAGCTCCGCGCGCAAGGCCTCTCGTTCCGGCAGATCGCCAAGGAGATGAAGCTCTCCGGGCCACAGCACGCATCGAACCTCGTCGAGCGCGGCTTCAAGGAGTTCTACTCGCCGAAGGTCGAGCAGCGCCGCTCCGAGTCCGACGCGCGCATGCAGCTCCTCCTCGCCGAATTCGCGCCCATCGCGCTGAACAAGCGCAAGCCGCTCGAGCAGCGTCTCGCCGCCGCCGACCGGGTCCTCAAGATCGACCGAGAGCTCCGTACGCTCCACGGCCTCGACGCGCCGGAGGCGTCGGTGCAGCTCACCGCCGAGCTGCCGTCGAAGGAAGTCCGTGAGCAGCTTCTCGATCGCCTCTCTCGCCTCGCTGCCGCTGCCGAAGCGGATCGAGGTGGTGAGCAGCCTCACTGACGACGAGGCGCTCGAGCTCCTCTACACGTGGCGCCTCTGGGCGCGACAGGAGCAGCTCGCGCCCGAGGGCGACTGGCAGTTCTGGCTCATCCTCGCGGGCCGTGGCTGGGGCAAGACTCGCACCGGTGCCGAGTGGATTCACGAGCAGGTTGAGCATCGCGGTCCCACGCGGTTCGCGCTCATCGGCCCGACGGCCTCCGACGTTCGCGACGTCATGGTCAAGGGCGAGTCGGGGCTCATCGCCACCGCGCACCCGAAGCGCAGGCCGATCTACGAGCCGTCGAAGCGCCTGGTCACGTTCTACAACGGCGCGCAGGGCCTCTGCTTCAGCGCCGACGAGCCCGAACGACTCCGCGGTCCGCAGTTCCACTTCGGGTGGGCCGACGAGATCGCCGCGTGGCGCTACCCCGAGGACACGTGGTCGAACTTCCAGTTCGGCCTCCGCCTCGGCGAGGACCCGCGAGCGGTCATCACGACGACGCCGAAGCCGACGAAGCACGTCAAGGAGCTGAAGGCCGACCCGCTCACGTTCGTGACGGGGGGTTCAACGTACGACAACCGCGCGAACCTCGCGAAGACGTTCCTCACGCGCATCCTCAAGAAGTACGAGGGCACGCGCCTCGGCCGCCAGGAGCTCCACGCGGAGGTCCTCGACGATAACCCGGGTGCGCTCTGGAAGCGTGTCGAGCTCGACGACCATCGCGTTCGCGTGAAGGACGTGCCCGAGCTCGTTCGCGTCGTCGTCGCGGTCGACCCCGCCGTGAGCGCCACGGCGACGAGCGCCGAGACCGGCATCGTCGTCGCGGGCCTTGGCACGGACGGCCACGGCTACGTCCTCGACGACCGATCGCTCATGGGCTCGCCACACGAGTGGGCGACGGCGGCGTCGAACGCCTACCACGATCGGCGCGCCGATCGCGTCGTCGGCGAGGTGAACAACGGCGGCGACCTGGTCGAGGCGAACATCCGCAGCGTCGACAAGGACATCAGCTACAAGGCCGTGCGCGCGTCGCGCGGCAAGCAGACCCGCGCCGAGCCGATCGCATCGCTGTACGAGCAGGGCCGCGTGCACCACGTCGGTTCGCTCTCGCAGCTCGAGGACCAGCTCTGCGACTGGGACCCGACGACGGCCGAGAAGTCGCCTGACCGCCTCGACGCGCTCGTCTGGGCGCTCACCGAGTTGATGCTCGAGGGCGGCGACGGCGACACCGAGATCATCCGCGGCGGCCGCTCGCGCCGCTGACCAGCTGCGTCGCAGCGAAGAGAGCACGATGGCCGAGGCGCCCGACACCACGACGTTCGTCGAGCCGACGGTCCGCACGTTCGCGGACTGGACGCCCGATCTCGTCAAGCAGGCGCGCATGCTCGCCGACGCGGGCAACCTGTCGATGGCCGCAGACTTCTGCGAGTCCGCGATGGGCGACGACCGCGTCATGGCGGCGCTCAACACGCGCTGCAAGGGCCTCGTCTCGCTGCCGCTGACGTTCGAGTCGTCGCGCGGCGGTAAGCGCGCGGTCAAGGCGCTCGAGGTCGGCGAGGACTGGTACGCGTCCTTCTCCGAGGACGCGCTCTCGCAGCTGCTCGCCTGGGGCAACCTCCTCGGCGTCGGCCTCGGCAAGCTCGCCTGGACCGACCGCGGCCTCACCATCAACCGCCTCGTGCCGAAGCTCGAGGTGTGGCATCCGCGGGCGCTCCGCTACGACTGGATGCGCCGCGTGTGGCGCGTCAAGCTCGCGAGCGGGTACGAGACGGACATCGTACCCGGCGACGGCAAGTGGATCCTCTACACGCCCTACGGCGTGCACCGTCCGTGGGCGTTCGGCGCGTGGCGCGCGATCGCGCTCTGGTTCCTGCTGAAGCAGTACGCGATCCAGGACTGGGCGCGGTACAGCGAGAAGAACGGCCAGGGCACGCTCGTCGCGACGGCGCCGGAGAGCGTCAGCAGCAAGGAGAAGCGCAAGGAGCTCGCGGAGGACTTCCGCCAGCTCGGGCGTGACACCGCTGTCGTCCTCCCGGCGGGCTTCACGCTCGAGATGGTCGAGGCCACGGCGTCGAACTGGCAAACGTTCGAGGCGCAGAAGAACGCCGCGGACCTAGGCACCGCCGTCGCCCTGCTCGGGCAGAACATGTCGACCGAGGTCACGGGCCCGGTCGGTACCGGCGCGACCCTCCACGGTCGCGTGATGCAGATCTACATCGACGCCGACGCGGAGACGCTCACCACGTGTCTCCACGACCAGGCGCTCGTCTGGTGGGCCGAGTTCAACTTCGGGTCGCGCGAGCTCGCTCCGTGGCCGAAGTACGACACGAAGCCGCCGGAGGACAAGAAGGCGAAGGCCGAGCATGCGAAAACGCTCGCCGAGGTCGGCGCCTTCACGGTCAACGAGGTGCGCGAGGCAGCCGGCTACGACCCGCTCGAGCAGGGCGGCGAGGAGCTCGTGAAGCCCGTCGCCGGCGGTGCGCCGAACGACGCTCCGCCCCCGCCTCCGCCGCCCGCCAAGGCGGCGAAGATGGTCCGCCTCGCCTCCGGCAACACCGTCTCGGCGAAGTCCGGCCTCGTGCAGGGGCAGCTCTACGCCGACGAGCTCGCCGACAACGCGCGCGACCGCGCGGCGAAGATCCTCGATGACGACCTCGTGCGCGTCCTTGAGGCCATCGACGCCGGCGAGTCGTACACCGACATCCGCGAGCGCCTGTTCAAGGTCTACCGGGGCATGAGCCCGCAGGATCTCGCCCGCCTTGTCGAGGCCGCCATCACCATGGCGGAGCTCGGCGGGCGCCACGCGGTCAACGAGGACACCGATGGCTGACAAGTTCCAGGGGCGCGAGGTCGACGGGCGTGGCCCGTTCCAGAACGCAGTCGCGCCGACGCTGAGCGACTCGGTCGACGACCCCGCCGGCGTCTCGCAGGCGATCGTCTGCACGGGCACTGGCGGCAACGTCAAGGTCACGCTCGTCGGCGGCACGACCATTACGCTCGCGATCGCGACGGGGTGGTCGGGCCTGCTTCCGCTGCGCGTGCAGCGCGTGTGGACGACGGGCACCACGGCGACGGGGCTCCTGCTCCTGTACGTGTGACGCCGTGACCTGGTCCGTCAGCGCGGACCCGGTCGACTTCGACGAGGCGATCGCGTGGTTCAAAAAGCGCGTCGCGGTGTCGAAGTCGGACTACCGGCGCATGTCGGCGGCGGCGAAGCGCAAGGCGTTCACCGTCGCGAACCTCGCTCAGCTCGACCTGGTCCACCACGCGTGGAAGGCGATCGACGACGCGGTCAAGAAGGGCACGTCGCTCGACGACTTCAAGAAGTCGATCGGCGATGACCTGAAGAAGGCCTGGGGCAGCAAGGTCGCCGATCCGCCGTGGCGGCTTGAGACGATCTTCCGCACCAACGTCCAGATGGCGTACGGCGCGGGCCGCTTCAAGCAGGCCACGCACCCCGACGTCCTCGGCGATCGGCCGGTGTGGATGTTCGACGCGATCCTCGACGGTCGCACCTCGAGCATCTGCAAGGCCTGCGACGGCACGAAGCGCCCGGCGAACGACGCCTGGTGGCAGACGCACACGCCGCCGCTGCACCACAACTGCCGCAGCTCGTTCATCGCGCTGACGGTGGCTCAGGCCGGCAAGGTCACGACCTCGCCGCCCGACCAGGAGCCTGACGGCGGCTTCGGCGTCACGCCGAGCGATGACGAGTGGGAGCCCGACACCAAGGACTACCCGAAGCAGCTCTCGTTCGTCTTCGACGCGAAGCAGAAGCTCGCTCCGCCTCCACCTCCCGCGCCGAAGTTCACCGACAGCGTGCACGTGAAGGCGGTCGAGACGAAGGGCGTCGCGGCGAAGCAGGTGCGCGAGCTCTTCGCCGGCGTCACCGACTCGACGCTGCTCGACCTCCTCGAGAAGCACCCGGTCGAGAAGCTCTCGCTGTCGCGCAGCGCAGGGCGCGGCGCAGCTGGCTGGTACGACACGCGGAGCGGCCAGATCAGGGTCGCGATGGTGCGTCAGTCGTTCACCTTCGGCAAGCCGCTGATGCCCGGCGTGAGTCGAACGATCTCGTCGACGGCGCTGACGCAAGAGGAAGCACGCCGACGGACGCTCATCCACGAGATCGGCCACCACATCCACCACACCGGCAAGGACGGCGCCATCGATGCGCTCGTCCTGAAGGCGTTTCGGACCACGAAGACACCCATCACGAAGTACGCGGGGACGAACTACAAGGAGTACCTCGCGGAGAGCTTCGCGGCGTACTTCGTTGACCGGAACGCGCTTCGGCAGTTCGATCCGGTCGGCTTCAAGATGGTCGAGGACGTACTCACAGCTCGAGGGGTGACGCCGTGAAGGAACCCGATTGGGCGCGCCTCCGCGAGCTCGCCGACGAGATGCAGGCGCTCATCGACGCTCGCAAGTGGACGAAGGCCGAGTACCTGCGGATCTTGGCCGAGGCCGAGAAGGCGGCGAACGGCGACGGCGAGCTGCTCGAGTTCGTCATCAACGAAGGCGTGCAGTTCGAGTAGCTGCGCGTCGACAACGAGGCAGACATGAACGACCTGTTCCGCCGGTCGTACGGCATCGCCGTGCGCGCCATGGCCGAAGACAAGCGCTCGGTCGACGTCGTGGCATCCAGCACGGCGATCGACGGCTACGGCGAGATCGTCGCGCAGGACTGGGACCTCACCCGGTATGCGGCGAACCCCGTCGTGCTGTACGGACACAACTCGTACGGCCTGCCGATCGGGCACGCGTCGAACGTCCGCGTCGAGGATGGGAAGCTGCTCGCGTCGCTGAACTTCGTCGACGCGCGCGCGAACCCCATGGCCGAGATGGTCTGGCAGGGCATCGTGCAGGGCTCGCTCCGCGCGGTGTCGGTCGGCTTCCGGTCGAAGTCTGCGCAGATGCAGAACGTGAACGGGAAGGACGTCTTCGTCCTGACGGGCAACGAGCTGATGGAGATCAGCGTGGTGCCCATCCCGGCCAACCCCGAGGCCGTGGCGGTCGCCGCGAAGGCCTTCGACGACCAGGTGCGTGCGCTCATCGCGCGCTCGCAGAAGACGGAGAACGACATGAACGTGAAGCAGATCGCGATCGCGCTGGGCCTCGCCGAGACCACCACCGAGGAGGAGGCGCTCGCGTTCGCGAAGGCCCTCGCCGAGGACGGCAAGGCGCTGAAGGCGCTCCTCGCGGCCGTCGGCGCCGACTCGCACGACAAGGCGCTCGGCATCGTCACGGCGTGGAAGGCCGCGGCCGAGCAGCTCGAGGCCGCGAACGCGAAGCTCGCCGAGCTCGAGCAGGCGAACGTCGCGCGCGAGCTCGACGCGCTCATCGCGAAGGGCAAGGCGGACCGCAAGCTCACCCCGGCGCTCGAGGAGTGGGCCCGCTCGGTCGGCATCGACACCCTGAAGGCGTTCCTCGAGAAGGCCCCGGCGATCCCGGCGCTCGCCGAGAAGGGCGAGACGCAGGTGCAGCCGACGCCGACGACCAACGCCAGCGACGCCGAGCTCATCGCGAAGCTCCTCGAGAAGGGCTGGAAGCAGCTCACGCCGATGGAGAAGCACCAGCTCTACACCCTCGACAAGTCGGCCTACGAGGCCGCGAAGAACCAGACCACCCGCTGACGCAGACGGTCAGACGAGAAGCAACGGAGACAAGAGATGGCGATCAACAAGACCACGGACTTCTTCGTCCCGGAGATCCTCGCCGATGCCGTCAAGGCGGCGTTCACCGGCAAGATGGCGCTCTACGGGAGCGGTGCGGCGGCGACGTCGCTCACGATGCCGAAGAGCGGGCGCGCCAGCGTCGGCACCACGATCAAGGTTCCCTACTTCACCTCGCTCGGTGAGTTCGAGGACCTGGTCAACGACGGCGACGCGCTGACGCCGGCGACCCAGACCTCGAGCCAGACGAGCGCGACGGTCAAGCACTCGGGCAAGGCGTTCGAGCTCACGCAGTGGGCCGAGTGGGCCGCCGCGGGCCTCGACCCGTACGAGGAGGCCGCGCGCCAGCTCGTCGAGGGCTTCTTCCGCCGCCTCGACAAGGAGCTCATCACGGTGGCGAGCGACACCACGAGCTACTCGTCGTACGTGAACGACGTGTCGGCGAGCGGCGCGGGCACCATCACGTACGACGCGGTCATCGACTCCCGTCAGAAGTGGGGCGACGAGGCCGACGCGATCGCGCTCATGGTCGTTCACTCCAAGGTCTTCGGCGACATGCTGAAGGTCAAGGACGCCGGCGGCCGTCCGCTCCTCACCGACATCAACGAGGGCGGCCTGTCGAAGTTCGCGGGCATCCCGGTCATGGTGAGCGACCGCATCAACGTCGCCTCGAGCGTCTACTCGAACCTGCTCTGCAAGCGCGGCGCGCTCGCGGCGTGGGTGAACGGGAATCCGGAGGTCCTGACCGACAAGGACATCCTCATCAACGCGAACATCGCGGCCGTGCACATGTACTACGCGGTGCACCGCTACAACCCGATGGCGGGCGCCACCAAGCCCGGCGTCGTCATCCTCAAGACGAAGTGAGCGGCGCATGAGCACCGCGACGCTTCGCCGGCACTACCAGCCGGAGGACAAGGTCGCCCGCGCCGAGCTCGCGCTCGAGCGTGCGCGCGACATCGCGGCGAAGGCCGAGCTCGCGCTCAGCGACGCGAAGGCCGACGTCGCCGCCAAGGAGCAGGAGCTCGCCGCGCTGAAGGCTGCGCCCGCGCAGGTCGCGGACGCTGCTCCGGCGGCCGAGCCTGCCGCCGAACCGGCCGCCGCGCCGGCCTCGCCCGAGGAGCCTGCCGCCGAACCGGCTGCGGAGCCCACGGGCGAGCCGCGCCGCAGCCGCAAGGGCGGCTGACCATGGGGGCGCGGGTCACGAGCCCGCGCCGCTTCTACCTGCTGAAGCGCCTCGTCGCCGTGGCGGCGTGCAGCTCGCTCGCGTCGACGTGGCGCGCCAAGCAGGAAGCGGAGCCCGGCACGGCGCTCCCGACGACGTTCCCCCACCGCGATCGGCTCGTCGCGGCGGGCTACTCGACCAAGGAAGACCTCGACGGCGCCGACGCCACCGAGCTCGCCTGGTCTGGGTTCGGCTCGAGGGACGCCACAGCGATCCTCGAGGCGTGGGCCGCCCTCTGAAACGAGAAGGAAGATCACATGGGCTACCAGAAGGCAAACGGCCAGTGGGCCAACACGTTGGACGTCACCGTCCTCGACAGCGCGGCGCGCACGGCCACCTTCCAGGGTCCGGCCGTCGAGATCGGCGACCGCGGGACCGCGGCGCTCGACCTCGTCATCTCGGCGGCGAGCGGCACGACGCCGAGCCTCACCGTCACGATCGAGACGTCGAAGGACGGCTCGACGAACTGGCAGACGGTCGCCGCGTACGCCGCGCAGAACGCGGCCGGCACGACCCGCAAGGTCTTCGCCGGTCTCGATCGCTTCGTGCGTGCGAACTGCGCGATCTCGGGCACGACGCCGAGCTTCACGTTCGGCATCAACGGCGAGGCGAAGTAAGCCGTGTCGAACTGGGAGTCGGCGACGACGCTGCTCGCCTCCGGCACGCAGACGTCGAACGGCGCCGGCTCCGCAGTCGACCTCGGCACGCGCGACCGGCTGCTCCGGCAGACGATCGCCGTGACCGCCGCCAGCGGCTCCTCTCCGTTGCTCGACGTTCGCCTCGAGGCGTCCGCGGACGGGCTGACGGGCTGGACGCCCTTCGGCTCGTTCGCGCGCGCGACCACGCTCGGCACCGAGAAGGTCTCGTTCGTCTCGCCGGAGCGCTACGTGCGCGTCGCCTGGACGGTCGCGGGCACCGGCCCGTCGTTCACATTCCAGGTCGTCGGCACGCGGGGCCTCTGCTTCGCGAACCTCGACGACTTCGCGACGCACGGCCTCCCCGCCGCAACCTCTGCGGCGCTGAAGCCGTCGAAGATCGCGGAGGCGCTCGCCGCGACGACCGAGCTCGCGAGCGGCAAGCTCGCCACGCGTTACACGCTGCCGATCCTCACGTGGGGCTCCGACATCACGCAGGCCATCTGCAAGATCTCCGCGTACGACATCCTGAGCGTGCGCGGATTCAACCCTGACGGCGACGACCAGAACGTGCGCGACCGCTACCTCGACGCGATGAAGTGGCTCGCCGACGTCGCGGCGTCGAAGGCCGACCCGATCGGCCTCACCGACTCATCGGCGACGACCGTGCCAGACGACGGCGTCGTGATCTCGACGACCGTTCGACGCGGATGGTGACCCATGGGCGGCGTCTCCGGCGACTTCGCGAAGCTCTCGAGGCTGCAGGCGAAGGTGAAGGCGCTCGCGACGAGCGACACCCGCGTCCGGTTCGCCAACGTCATGGGCGCCGAGGCGCTCGCCCAGGTGCAGCTCGGGTTCCGCGAATCGCGAAACCCGTACGGTGAGCCCTGGCCCGAGCTCGGCCTGCGCGCGGGCGGCAAGCCGCTCCTCGACACCGGGCGGCTCCGGAGCTCGTTCTCGTACCGCGCGCGCCCGGCCGGCTTCACGATCGGCACGAACTTCATCGGCGCCGCCGTGCACCAGTACGGCGCGACGATCCGCCCGAAGCGAGCGAAGTTCCTCCGCTTCCGCGGCAAGATCCACGGGCGGAAGCGACGCTTCACCGAGTGGATCTTCGCGCGTGAGGTCACGATCCCGCAGCGCATGATGGTCCCGGAGGGGCGCCTCGGCCCGATCTGGTCGAAGGCGCTGCAGGAGACCGGCAAGCGGTTCATCTCGCGGCTCATGAAGGGGTAACAGGATGGCCCGCGTCACCGCCCTCCTCGCCGAGCTCGAGGATGCGCTCCGCAAGATCTACCCGAAGATCACGTTCGGGCTCGGCAGCCGTGACCTCGACCGGCAGGACCTCGCTCCGCCGCGCGTCATCTGGGTGCCCACGACGGTGCGCCACGGCGCGCCCGAGTCGAAGGGGTTCGAGAAGAAGGACCGCTCGCAGCCGCGCAGGCTCCTCACGCGCGCACCGTCGATCGTGGCTCACTGCTGGGCCGCCGCCGACACGCCGACCGAGAGCTACGACGCGTGCGAGGACCTGGTGCACAACCTCCTCGTCGCGATCTACCGCTCCTCGTGGGGCTCGGTGGAGATGGGCGGCGAGGAGTGGTTGCAGCCGACCCACACCGACCACGGCCACGTGGCGCTCGTGACGTTCGTTCCTAGCGTCCCGGTCGAAGCGAAGACGTACCAGACGGTGCAGCCGAACAAGCTCGAGCTCGACGCCACCGGCGCGCAGCAGGGTGACGGCGTCGTCGAGGCAGGAGAGCCATGAGCAAGAAGCAGAAGGACCAGGTCGACGAGCTCGCGCAGACCTCCGAGGGGCCCGTCGCCGACGAGGCGCCGCTGGCCGCTCCGGCCGAGCAGCCGAAGGCCGACGAGGCGCCGCTCGAGGGCCTCAAGACGATCGAGGCCTGGGCCGAGGAGCTCGGCACCGCCGACTGGCTCTTCGCCGGGATGAAGCTCGGCAAGGGCTTCGCCATCGGCCAGGAGCTCACGCGCGAGGCCTACGAGGCCGCCGTGAAGTGGGCCGCGAACGTCGACTGCAAGT